CTGACGGCCAACACCTGTATAAGTAGACAGTATTGTTCCACAAAGATCCGGGATCGACTACCCCTGTTTTTCTATTTCGAGTGCAGCTCGTCGCAATAGCCCCTCCAGCGCGGCCTTTACCGTTTGTCGGCGGACCTCGTCGCGATTACCGGGGAAGTGCTGGCGTTCAGCCGTAACCTCGTCGCCCACCCCCCAAGCCAGCCACACCGTGCCCACCGGCTTATCCGGCGAGCCACCATCAGGGCCGGCCACACCGCTGACCGCCACGGCAAATCGCGCCAGGCTCTTCTCCTGGGCGCCCTTCACCATGGCCTCGACCACCTCCCGGCTGACAGCGCCGACTTTGGGGAACAACACTTCCGGCACATTCAACTGCCGGGTCTTCTGCCGGTTGGAATACGTGACATACCCCGCCTCGAACCAGGCCGAGCTCCCGGGAATACGCGTGATCGCCTCGGCGATACCGCCACCGGTACACGACTCAGCAGTGGTGACATGGGCATTGAGCACCTGCAAGCGGCGGCCAAGTTCAGCGGCGAGTTGGGTAATTTCCTTCACGGTCGTCTCCAGGAGTGGGCGGGCGTTTGCCTACCCTACAGGAGCCCATCGGCCATGCAAGATGCAGACGGGGACAGGATGCTAATGAATGAGAGCACGTATATAAGCCTGACAGGCCCGTAGCGCGATCAGTCCGTTGTCGCCGGCATCGGTGATGCCGATAATTCGTTGAGCATGCGCCGGGTCAAGTCGGGTTCGTGGGGCGCCATGAACCACGCCGCTGGTGGAGGGAGTGGCAGACATTGAGCAGCCATTGGCCGGGTCGGTGGTATCGAGGAAGACTGACAACCGTAGATCAGCAGTGGCAAGACGGTCCCGCAGGCGAGCTTGATCACGTTGAGCATCGCTTAACTCCTGGGCGTGTTGTTGGTCGCTGGCGCTGAGTTGTTGCTCCAGGGCCAGGCGTTTGGTTTGTTCGAGTTGCTGCTGGTACAGCGCCGTCTGGAGTTGCTGGTTGAGTGCGTCAGTTTGGGAGGCTGACTGGCGTTCGAGTTGTAATCCGTAGCGCCAGGCTTGGAGTTGCCAGGTAATCGCTGCAGCACCTGCCATGGCCAGCCCCATTAGCAGCAGGCCGATCAGCTTCTGTACCCGCGTCAAAGCAACGCCCTGCGCACACCTTCGGCCAACACTGCATCGGGATAGGCATACCCTCCATTCTCATGGTGGATGATTGCCTTGACGATCCCGAGCATCACCGATGGCCTGGTCAGGTCGATCTCCGCGCCGGGATGGGTACCGCTGCTCACCTCGACGGCATGAACGTATGCCGCCGTATCGTTCTCAACATCGGGTGCCCACCGGCCGATGATCGCCTTCACCGTTCCGAGTCCATGCTTGCGCTGGTAGGTCAGCAGTAACTTGCCCATGGCGCGGATACCGTTCTCAGGCGTGTTAAATCGGGCAAACCGCTTCTCGATGGCAGGGTCAGGTTTGAGCTGGCCTTGCCATTGATTGGCTGGGTTGTAATCGATATTTCCGGGGTTTCGGTTACGTACCCCGCGGGGTTCTGTGACCGGCATTGCGTTCTCCAGGCAATAAAAAACCCGCTCAGGGCGGGTGTCGGTGGGTGGGTGAGGGTCAGGTTTCGGTGGCAGGCTCGGCGGTCACAATGTCGAGAGCGGCTTTGCGCTTCACCTGGACCTCGCCGGGGATTGGGCGCTTACGCTCGTACTTGGCGACTACCTGCCAGTCTGTCGACTGCAAGTAAGCCATGGCTTCAGCAACCTCAGCTTCCCGGGCAACATTCTCTTGCGTCTTTTTCTTTTCGAGCTTGCTAAAGTCAATCACCTTTCAATGCCTCCGTGCTGGGGAATTTAACCTTGCCACGCTTCACTGCGAGGACCAATGGTTCTACTGGACTGAGGATGCTTTGCGGACTTGACCATGAGCATGGCAGCTTAAGGCAGAAATAAATTTCCCCGTCGGCTCGCTCAACGTGATCCGTTGCAGAAAACCACGGGCTTTCTATTGCGCTAACAGGCAGCCTGTAACCTTCTGGAACTTTTGAGAAATCGAACTTCTCTCCGTTGATTTTGATGGAGTCGCCCGAGACGCTAGCCTCGATCCGTTCTTCGGTGATGAATGGGAATAACTTAATAATCATCGCTGCTTATCTCCACGTTCCAATTACAGTTATGCGCACAGCTCCGAAGCTCTGCGCCACCGCGCCGCCATTTCTGATCAGGTACGTTATTTTGTCAGGTGCGGAAAAGTATTGCGTAGAGATGCCGTAGATGTCCCACGACTGAGTTGCCTGGAATGATATATTTGCACTAGCTCTTCCGTAATCGGCTATTGAGAATGGAAGCTGTACGTCCGTAAAGGCTCCCTGATTCACACCAATAACAGCAGTGTTCGGGAGATCGCTACCCATGGCTACAAGCATGCCATTCAGATACTTCATGACGCGCCAATTACCCATCATGACCGTATCCATAAGCCCGGAGTTTATGCCGCCGACAACGGTCGCGGTTGCGTTGCGATTAGAAAACACCCGCACCCAGTCATTCCAGGCCGTTCCGCCGAGACTGTTCCGTGTGTATTGATGGTCCCCAAAGTAAAGAAGCTGAGCTACGGTGTTGATATCCCAAGCCACAATCTGTAATAGCCCGCCGTTTAGTCCGCTAGGAAAGGTGCCGGTTGTTGCGCCAGTGAGGCGATAGAAGGCGCTTCCCCCTGGCCCTTGCCCGGAGATCAGATCGGGCGAGCGCAGATTATCAATATTCCCATTGTAGGGCGGCCCACCAGGACCAAAGCCATAGTCTCCGGACTCGATAACTTTCTTCCATTGAAACCATGTAGCGTCCTGCTTGGTACGTACATACATAACACCGACGAATGCCCCGTTATATACCTGGACTGCCACCTGGGTAGCTCTGTTTCCAGCCAGGCCGGTCGTGGTGATGTTCCACCATACATCCGCAGACGGGACGCCAAGCACGGGCCAGTTATTTGCGGCAGCATTGCTATCAATACCGTTATAGGACCAATTCGTCCCGGCCGGCTGGTTATTGGCGTTACCCGTTGAGCCTTTCTGCTGCGAGTCGTTGGCAAGGCCGGCGTTTAGTAAGGTGGTATTCGTAATACGACCATCGTACAACTCCGCCGTCATTGCGTTGATCTTAACCATTGCACTGCGGGGGGTATCACCCCCGACACCGGTAGGGCGTGTTCCCAGATCGATCTCTTGTCGTGCCATTTGACTCTCCATAATCGGGCAATAAAAAACCCGCCCGAAGGCGGGGCTCAGGAAGGGTTGGTAAGCTCAGGATGGACGTTGTGGGCGGTGCTCGGGGGCGGGATAACCTTCGGTACCCTCGGACCACTTTCGGACCAGGGTGCGGTAGTCACGCCATTGACGGTCAGTACCGGGTTGAGCGGCGGGATCCAAGTCTTCCAGAGCAATCAGCTGATCCGCAATAAAGCCCAGTTCGGCTTCCCGCCACCCATTCTCAGCCAGCTCCAACATGACCTGCTCACGCTCATTTTTCATGGCCGCCGTGATCAGAAAACTCCAGTTGATATTAGACAATGTGCGGGCCCTCCTGAGTCGCTGGCGGATATTCAATAACCGGTAGGCTTATGATCCCGTCCTCCTCGATATCAATCACACTCAATGTTTGTCCCAAACCAGGAAAGTGAGCCTGAACAGGAACAAACAAGGCCAAGTGAAGCTGATTACCCAAGAGACCGACATCTCCAAACAACCACGGGCTGGTCGTCGCAAATACCGTATTAAGCGAGTCGCCCTCCTCCATTCTGGAGAAATCGAACTCTTCACCATTGATCTTTATTTTTTTGGCGCCTGTGCGTTCATATTGAACCGTGTCGCTGCGAGACTGAGCGACGAAGTTAATCTTCATTAAAACCACCTGCCGATCATGGTCATGATGACTGATTGATTGAATGTATTTTTCGAGACAAATACGACCGCTGTAGGGGAAGCATATGCCACGATATCCCAGTCCCAATTAATGGAAGGGACAATAGAAACGGACGTTCCTGGATAACCGACAAAAGTTGTTTGTAATCCCAAAGTGACTGTATTAAGCGCCGTATAACCCGCATCATATTGGATGGTGTAGATCATCTGCCCACCGGCAAATCGAGTGAACCGGTGACCACCTGTACCACCTACCTCAATAATTGCACTGGTGCTATTAGCGGCTATGTTGCTGGTGACGGGTCCCACGACATTCTCGTTGGTGAAAATCCTGGCCCACCCGCTACCGGACGCAACCCCGTTTTGAACAGAACGGTAGTGAAGCTCGTTGTAGGAGACACCCATATGCAACTGGCTGACCCAACGGGGATCAGATCCCCAGTTGGCCTGGAGCAGCGTGCCCGCCCAGTAAGCCTCTTTGGGTATATTGGTGTGACCGTTGACGCTGTAAAGCCCACCTTTCTTGCCCATGGTATTGAGGTCATTAGTGCTCGGGGCCTCCGTCGTGCCTCCCATCCCCCAATCACCCTCGGAATGAACCTTGGTCCAGGCGCTCCAGGTACCGGCACCGTCACGCCAGCGCTGGCGGATCCCATCAGTGAACAAGTTGTAGATGAATTGTTTGACGTAAAGCCCGCCGGCCCGAATAACGTGTAAATGGCCGTAGGTAAAACCTTCCGGTCGCTCCGTGTGCTTCAAGTCATTGGTGACAAAATAGAAGCCCGGATCTACTAAGTCATTGAGGCTTATATTGGCTGGAGGGGCAATCGTGTTGTGCGTCAATCCCCAATCGCCGGGCTGCAATACTTGCCCCGGCACCGGTTTCTGATCGTTTGAAGTACCAAGGTTGGCAGCCGAACCCAACGATGAATCGCGGGCATACAATTCGGCGGTCATTGCGTTGATCTTCATATTGGCACTACGAGGTGTATCTCCCCCGAGCCCTGAAGGTAGAGCGCCGAGATTTATTTCTTGTCGTGACATATATTCTAACCTGCAAAAAATATAACCAATAGGATCTAAGTTTTCGCCCAAACAAACCAACGTGGAGAGCCTGACACACTAGTTCTTCGACCCAACAGTGTCTACAAGCCGGTCACATCGGCTACGAGCATTCGCTGCGGAGCAGTTGCATTTGGAATTTCCCAAACTCTGCTTTTAGCCCACGGATGACTCCAATTATACTTACTCATAAACTTACAGGTGAAAACGCCCGTCGCAGAAAGACAAGCAATCGCAACACTGTTGTAACTGTTATTTGAATTCCGATTCAGCACACGCACCAATCGATAATGATAATGTGCATTAGAGAATTGAAAGGCAAGCTTTCGAGCGCCCTCTACAAACTCAGTCTGATACTGGTAAGCGGAGGGTGGATCCATACCCACTATCGTCGGATGAGGATCAACAAAAACCCCCAACAACTTCAAAAATGGCTTTACCGTTGAAAATTTTAGAACGCCTTTATCACTGAAAACCTCAAGACCACTTTTCCCCGCGTCTGGCAATACCGGCCCGAATGAGTAGTACTCAAAAGAAGCCCCCACAATATCAGAAAAAATTCGCTTCCCTTGTTCAACCATACGATGGCCGCCGAGCGAGCGGTAAAAACGAAGTGTACTCCCGTCATCTGGAACGACGGCACTTCCTTGATACATCGCAAAATTAAATCCAGGACCGTTAATATTGAAGTTCTGGGTTACCAGCGTCCCCTTGCCATAGAAAACCAGATTCGGATAATCCGAGCCGGCGATTTTATAGCCTGCACTATTAAATACCTCAAACCCGTTCATTAAAAAGCCACCACTACAAGAAGTCG